TACAAAAGCCCCACAAAGTTCATTCCAAACAGACTATGGTATTGTAGAAAATTATCGTGTTAAAGTGAGAGCACGAAGTTATGATTCATCGAATTTGGCCACTTTCAATGTCTTTGTAAATATATCAAATACGTCAGATAACAACGACAGAACAAATGATCAAGTGTTAATAGATGAAGCAGATATATCTACCAATTATAGTGATTTTAGTGCGAATTTCTCTGTACAACCCGATATAAATTACCTCTATGTTGGTCTAAAAAATACTGTTAGTAACCGTACATTAATTATTGATTCTATTGAATTGTTTTTTATCAATCCAGATGGTTCACTAAGCGATAAGTTAGATTATATATATTGGAATACGATAGGTGACCCAGCAAATTATTTAACTGATCCTGATGAATCTTATAAAATAAATAGTGATGGTAATTACATTTCGGTCATGACCGATATATTCACTGTGGTACATGGACTTGTCATTGAGAGAAATAATACCAATACTTTTACCAAAGAAATAAAATATAGAGATTACCATTTATCTGATACCTGGCACAAAACGATTTCATATGAACTTTATTACGGGTTGAGTTTGTATTTTTTCAATACTGGTGGTAGCACTACTAATACGGTCACATATGACGAAGCTTCTATTGTTAACAATACATGGACAACTCCCGATGCAGGAATATACACTATAATTGCAACAAAAACAGGAGACAATAATTATTTTGATATATCAAACAGCATTGATATCAGTATCAATCGTGCTGAACAAGATACATTTGTATTTGACAATCTTCAAGATTATTATAATTATCAAACAGATATTATCTTCAATACTACAGGTGGTACTGGTTCCGGGGTAGTTTCCTATACTATTAGCCATGATACTTATAATACAATAGTCCTTGAAGGAAATGAATTGGTTTTTGATATTAGTGTTGGTACTTATACAATTACAGCATTGAAACAACCACCTGACAATAATTATAACTCTATATCCGCAGTTGATACTTTTATAATAAATGGCATTGAACAAAGTGATTTTTATATAACAGGGGTCAATGATAATTATTACTATGGAGATACTATTGTATTTAATGCGTCCGGTGGGTCCGGTAATGGTGGTATTTCATTTGTTCTTTTACATGATACTTTTGGTACAATTACAATTAATGGGAATACAGACATTAGTGCTGGTCACTATACAGTAAAGGCCACCAAGGCTTCCAGTCTGAATTTCAATAAAAAAACGGCCACTTTTGATTTCAGTGTTAATCCCATTCCACAAGCCAATTTTGAACTGTATAACGTTGATACCAGTTATAATTATAGAGACGATATTATTTTTGATACTTCTGGTGGGTCTGGTGACGGGCTCGTTTCGTATGAAATCTTTCATGATACATATTATAATACATTTACCGAAGACATTAATATAGGCTACTATACATTTACCGAAGACATTAGCATCGGCCACTATACAGTAACTGCTACTAAGGCTTCCAGCCTGAATTTCTTTGATATTTCGGCCACTTTTGATTTCAGTATTAATGTTATCAATCAAGACCTATTGGAATTCTTCAATGTTTCTCCTTCTTATCCATATAAAACAAATATTTCTCTCGATACAAGTGGTGGGTCTGGTTCTGGTAATGTGACGTTCGATGTATCGCATAATGAGTACGGTACTATACCTTTGGTAAATGGAAACACTATTGTACAAGATATTTGTGCCGGAGATTATAAAATCACTGCTACCAAAGGAGCGAGTTTAAATTTTAACGTAAAATACATTAGTAGTAATATAACTGTTACGAGAATAGAACAAGACCCGTTTTTCATAACCAATGAATCGTCTTATGTTTTTGTTGAAGGTCAAAGTATTGATATTGATACAAATGGAGGGTCCATTGAAAGTGATATTACAGTGGTAATCAATCTTGTAAACGATGAAGAAAATTTCAATGACATTACATTATTCAATCCAAATGGTGAACCAAGAATCATTATTCCTGATGTGGGTACCTATATAGTAAGAGCAACCAAAGCCGGTGATATAAATTATGTAGACGCAATTACGAATAGTATAATTACAATCACACAAGCAACCCAAAGTAATTTGCTGTTTTACAATCAACCATCTTATGTATATGACCCAACACAGACGATTTCATTGGATGCAAGTGGTGGTTCTGGAGATGGTGCTATTACATTTAATGTACTATACAATGGTGGTGAATTAACGGATGTCACTGAATTAGTAGCACCCGTAGTTGGGGATTATTGGATAGAGATCTCCAAAGCCGAGTCGAAAAACTATTTTTCTATTACTCAGGAATTCCCCATTACAATACTTAAAGCAGAACAACAACCTTTAGTAAACGAAACATTGATTAGTTCTATTGTCTATTATCCCGAATTAGTAATCGATTTATCCGCCTCGGGTGGTACTACGGACAACCCAATCACATTTACAATAAACGGAGAACCAGGTACACAACTTAATTCAACCAATAACAATAACTATATAGGTAATTATTCCATTGTTGCTACGAAAGAAGGAAATGAAAATTACAATGATGTTACATTAAACTTTACTATAAGTATAACCAAATTGCTACAATTACCCATTGAAATAACTGTTCCTAGTGTGAATAATTACGAACTACAAAATAGTTCGATTGAATCAAAAATAAAAGGAGGATCTACTGATAATGATTTCATTATTTCATTTGACTCAAATACGATGACTGTAAATAATACGGGAGTTATTGACGAAGAAGGGAATCAACTATACGATATTTTCTATACAAGACCGGGTACTGTGTCCATGATCGTGTTGAAAAAAGGAAATGAAGATTACATGGATGTAAGTGCAACTGTACAATTCGATATTGTGAAAAATATGCATTATATAAAAAACACACTTCATATTCGACCGCGAAAAGCATTTAATGACCCATATATAGACGAACAAGACATAATTAGTGTATATACTGTAGATGAATTAGTTGATAATATGATTACAAATGTATTTGATCCCGACCCTAATTTAAAAAATAGATTCAATACGCGCGAATTACGGAATATGAATGTAAATGCATGTGTTGTTTACGGTACTCGTAGATTCACTGCCGCTGATTTAAAATTGGGGGGATATAAAATAACATTCTGTACTCGCTAACTTTTTCGTTTGGTTGAACAATAGAAAATATCTAAATAAATACAATACTGTAGACTATTATATTTATAGGATGTATGCATGTCCTTCTTGTCATTTAACATACTTTCTCTTTTGGGAATACACATATCACCTTTTTGTACAGTGTCCCAATAAAGAACATTGGAAAAAAGAATCCAGTAAACATGATTTCCCCCGGTTACCTTATATGACATCTAATGTTTGCTACCGGTGTGGGCGAGTCGGTCATTATTCCCGTAGAAATAAGTGCTCTGTTGTGTACGATGTATGTGGAAATTTGGTTACATGGGGGTAATTATAATGGATATAATTGGGTTTTATTCCACTACAATTATATAGTAGATTTTATGTACTATATAAAGAGTGGCACCAAAAAGTGTATATTCTATTCCTCCTCTTTTTTCACCTTTTCAAACGATAACCAGTTTGAAAAGAAAACCTAAGGTTAAATTATCAGTCTCTTACTAAAATATTCTCTCTTACTATTCTATTCCAGGGGGGGGGGAGATTTTTTTTATATCAAAAGTTTTTTATTTTTATGAAAATCCCAATGAACTTCCATATATTTTTCTATGGTCGATCCATTTGGATGGATAGAGGATGGGATTTTTACAGAAAAATGGGGCCGTTCAGCCGGTTTTTTCGGTACTGGAGAGAAAATTGAATGAAAATCGACACTACTAATATGGTAAGTAAATATAACTCAATAGATATACAACTATGACAACAACTATGACAACAACAAATAACTACTTCTACAATCTTCCTGTAGAATTGCAACGGCTTATATATGATTTTGACCCGACCTACCATGAAGAGCATCAAGAAGTACTATCTACTGTAAAAGAAGTTGCTCATTTAATGACGAATCGCAAATTTGTGGCAATATCGGAGTTTCCATTTAGCTTCAACTGTAGAGATATACTTAACCTACGTTCCGAATTACGTTGTTATGCCCCAAGAAGTCTCCAATATGATAATTCTAAGGTGGTTGATGACGACCGATGGTTGGATAATATTGATCCGGAATTATTATTTTATATCGACCCCGATTTCTATTATTCCTTCACACTGAATAAATGGTCATTTCGCAATGTACTGGACGTATACAGAAACTTTTATGATGATATTTATGATGAAAGTAGAGCCCTGATTATGTTTAAACATATGAGACTTGAAATCGATGGTAACATCGATGCAAATACAGAATACGACGAAGCAGAAGACATTTATCAACGATACTATTTATAATCTTTTTAACAATCTTAATAAAAAATCAAATGGAGAGAAATCGAAATCTCTTTTTTCCTCTTACTGTAGAAAAACTACATAAAAGCAATAATCGCATTGAAAACACCAATAAGATTATTTTTTGTCTCTAACTAACTAATATGAATAACTATTTCAAAGTCAAGTATATGGATTTCCCAAAGGGTACATATGCCGTACCGTACGGTAATTATAGTGATAAAATTGGGACTTATATGCCTATATTAGAACTGGATCAAATTAACCATTTATATGAAACCATGGCATTTTGGTCGGCCGGAGAACAGATTATATTTCATCCCAAAGTATGTCACGAAGGGACCACCATTAATTTATGGCGAGTCCAATATAAACAGACGGCTACAAAATGATTAAATAGAACCAAACAAACAATCCCTTTATTCTACGTCCATTTTCCCCACACTACTATTGTTCGACCGGAAGGACCGGGTTCTTCGTTTATTGCTTTTTCTTGTACTGTTTTCGTGAGATGAAATATAATCCAATACATTGTGGACTTCTTCGGTATCTTGTTCGGTAAACCGACATGATAAAATATGAACATCGATTTTATCTGGACTTATATCCGGGCAATGTACAGTTTGCAATCGAGACAACATAATCATCAATATTTCAATATTGAACCCTTTTTTCCATTC